GCCCGAGGCCTGGGCAACACCTATCAGGCGGTCTTCAGCGCCACCAGCAAGCCCAGCACCTCCACCACGTTTGGCGTCTACGGCCTGATCGGCAGCAACCTGGGATTCAAGCTCAACCCGCAACCCCGGCCGCAGTTCACCGCCCGGCTGCGGCCCATCGGCAGCAGCGGTAACGCGATCGTCGCCTGCGACATCGATCAGTCCGTGGTGGTGCAGCGGGCGAAGGAATCAGCGTTCTACTCAACCCGCTCCGGCGTGATATCTGGGTCGTTTGGCCTGGGCGATTCGTTCACCTATCGGCTCGACCGCAGCAGCGACTATCTGACCACGTTCCAGAGCACGCAGGGCGGCGCCACCTGGACCTCTGCGGTGGTGCTGCAGTCAGCCCCGAAAATCTACGAGGAAGACACCGAGGATCGGATCACCGGGTTTGATTTCGCGGCTCGCATGACGGTGAGCAGCGTGACACTCGGCACTGATCAGGTAGAGGTGACGGCCACCTTCGACGTGGACTCAGTGCGGACCCTGCTGATCAACGAGGATGCCGCCGCCGGCCAGTACCTGGTGGAGTACCTGATCGAGGTGGACAACGGCCTGACAGGACAGAGCCGTCAGACGATCCAATCCAGGTTCAACGTCACGATCACGGTCCAGAAAAAAGGCACCGATCAATACATCTTTGAAGGCGACGTGGATGAAGACTCCGGCCCGGTGAACGCCCTCACCAGCCCGCGGCGGCTGCAGGCGCTGATCGTGTTCCCGATCGAGGGTCTTGACGCAGCACAGGAAACCGCTGCCGACGTGGCCAGCACCGTCGCCGGCCGGCAGAAGGCCTGGGACGACGCAATCGTGGTAGGCGATCTCTACAAGATCGGCTCAGCCCTGGCGATCTGCTCCGGCCGCAGCCCCAGCGATCGGATCTTCGTCAGCGATTCTGAGGACGGAGCGGGCGGCACCGGGCAGACGATCAATGCCACCTTCAGCGTGGTGCGGGCCGGCACTGCGGCCACGGTGAGCACCGGCACAATCACGGCAGCTGGGACCACCAGCACGACCCGTCAGACGGCCACCAGCGCCCCGCACCTGATGCGCTGCGCGATCGCGCACCATGCGACCAAAGATGAATGCCGAATCATTGAGGCTGGCATCAGATCGACGCTCGGGATCCGCATCGGCGGGCTGTGCAACTTCCGCGACTCGCTCACCTTGGCCGATATTGACGGCAGGGCCTGCCTGTTCCGCGAGAACGACAAGATCAAGCGCGGCCAACGACCCAACGTTGACCAGTATCAGAGCGGTGTGATCAGCACTCCAGAGGAACGTTACTCGTTCTTCCGGGTGTCGTTCCGCGAGTTCGGCGACGGTGCATTCACCCAGCTGGCGCCGTGCTTCGGGATCCGCTCCGGCAGCGATCAGCCGACCTTCAACTACCTGCGGCTGGAGATGCCATCGCTGAAGCGGTGGGAGCTGCGGTTCGAGCCCCTGACCGGCTGGGAGATCCGCAGCGGCACGGCCACCGGCGACCTGGTGATCCTCGACGCCAAGCTCTCCGGCGCAGTGAGCGGCACCAGTGGCGGCGTCACCTGGCGGAGCAGCGGCGAGGTGGTAAGCCGCGTCCGATCGCAGTTCACCATCACCACCACCCGACGAGATCCGTCGATCGGGATCCCCCGGCCGGATGACAACAACTACCTCGACGCCTGGGGGAAGCTCGCCGAGGCCTTCGTCTACGAAGAGGCCCAGTCCACCGCCAGCGGCGGCCCTGAGCACGAAATCGTCTACGTCACCGAAATTAGAGAGAACGACGCAGCGCCCCAGTACACCGGCATCAGCCTGCTGGGCGTAAATGCCAGGTCAACGTTTGAGTGGCGGCAATTCAGCCAGCTGTCGCTCTATGTCACCGGCGGCACGGAGGTGCGGCGGCTGCTCAACAGCCTTACCACTGGCCCATCCCACTTGCTGCCAGACCTGGCGCTGGACCGGCTTACCAACCCCAAATACGGCCCCGACGCTGTGCCGGATGACCTGGTGAAGCTGGCCAACTTCCAAACGGCAGCTCAGTGGTGCTACGACCGGAAATACTTCTTTGACGGCGGGGTGATCATCAGCCAGGAATCGCCGCGGCAATGGATCGCCGACACGGCCGGCGCCATGTTGCTCGATTTCCGCGAGGTGGGCGGCCAGTACGACCTAGTGCCATTCATCTCCTTCGGCGCGGTCACCCACAAGGCGCTATTCACCGCCGGCAACATCGCCAAGGGCACATTCCAGTTCGAGACCATCCCTCCCGATGAGCGCCCGGCACGGCGGATCAGCGTGAAGTGGCGCCAGGAGCGCAGCTCTACGAACCCCACCAGTCCGGGCCTGTTCCCTGAGGAGCGCGAGGTACTGGTACGTGAGGCGGCGCCCCACGGCAGCGACAGCCTGCCGATTGAGTCAATCAACCTGGCGGCGTTCTGCACCAACCGAAACCACGCCATTGACGTGGCGAAGTTCACGCTGAGGATGCGGAGATTCAGGGATCACACGATCCGCTTCAGGACCACCTACGACGGGCTGGAGGGCATCAGCACCGGCGTGGGGCCCGGCGATCTGATTCGGGTGGCAATGGACGTGACCACGTTCAACGAGTTCAACAACGGGGCAGTGCTGGGCAATGGCACGGTGGTAAGCACCACGCCACTGGCCAACGGGACCTACGACGTGGTGAGCTGGGGCGGCAGCGGGGCAGTGAACGATGCCGGCACCCTGACAGTCACCAACGGGCAGGGATCGCCAGCCGGGATCATGTTCACCGTGAAGCAGACCAGTACGCAGGTGCGGACCTATCAGATCAGCCGGATAACCCCGACCGAGGATGGCGTCTATGACATCGAAGCGGTGCACATGCCGATCAACAATGCGGGCGTCCTGTTGGTGGCGGCAGACTGGGATACAGCAGGCGCCTGGGTGATCCAATGACGGTTCAATTCCCCGAGATCCAACCCACCGGCCACGAGTTTGGCGAGCCGGACTTCCCTGTGACCGAGATGCGCTCACAGTCCGGCGTGCGGTCGGTGCGTCAGTGGGGCGACCGCGCCAGCGATGCGCCGATGACTCTGGAGTTCGCCAACATCACCCAGGCGGCCTATGCGCTGATCAGAGCGGCGCACACGGCAGCACGGGGCAAGGTGTTCGACGTGACGTTCCCCGCGATCGTCGGCAAGAATCTCAACGATGTGGACCTGTTCAACCCCGGCCCTGGCCTGAAGTGGTACTGGACCAGCCCCCCTGAGGGCAGCCGTGTGCAGGGCGGCCGGCGAATCACCTGCCGGTGCACATTCAGGGCCGAGCTTAGACTGTAGGCAAAGGTCGAGGCCGCCCAATGACAGTCCCCAACGCAACGCACGGAGAGGTGCGATTCCAGGGCCAGAAGGTGGCCAAGGTCCGCAGCATCAGCATGGAAACCCAGCGGCAGACCCTGGAGACGACCGGCGTCGGCGACATGGATGATGAGTTTGCCTACGGCAAGCGCACCACGTCCGGCAGCGCCACTCTGCTCTACAAGACCGACGATCAGGCCACGGTAAACCTGATTAATCGGATCTTTGATGATGGCGAGACGCCTGATGATCTGGTAATGACGATCTACAAGGGCGGCAGCAAGTCCATCTCCGGGCCGGCGCTGATCAATTCGCAGGGCATCGCCACCAGTGTGGGCGACAGCACCCAAGTCAGCATCTCGTTCGTGATCAACGGCAAGCCCAGCAAGGCGTTCTAATGGCTGTCGAAGGCCGCAAGGGAATTGTTCAACTCAGCCGCGAATGGCCAGCCCCCACGGCGTTAGCCGATCAGCGGCTGCAGCGCGGCACCTCGCCGTCACTGGACCTGACCGACCTGGCGTTTCAGTCGGGCGATGAGGTGCTGCTGGTGGGGCTGCGCGGCGTGCCACTGGGCATCGGCACGAGCGGCTTTGCGCCATGCCCCGATGGCCATGCGTTCTGGACTGGCGGGCAGACCGCCGTGGGCCCTGCGCTGGCAGCACGGACTGCCGGAGGCGCATTTTGGAGCGCCAATTCATCGGCAGCGTTCTGGGAGTCAGCGGCAACGGTCGGGTTTCAGCAGACCGCCACGGCCTACATCCACCGCGATGAGATGGACGACGTGCGGTTCTACTCCACCGAGCTCGACGCGATCAATGGCGGCAGCCAGGGCCTAATCCCGCTGCGCAACGTGAGCCCTGGCCCAATGCTGATCCTGCCGGCCTCTAGCCGCTCCGGCTACGTGGCCGCAGCGCTGGCTCTGCTGCAGGCCATCGAGGACCTGGAGATCCCCGATGGTGAGCAACCGGCTCAGAACCTGGCACCGGTGCCGCAGGTCTTGAGCGACACGGCAGCGGACGCGGAAGAGCGCGGCTGGCTGATGCAGTGCGATCTGACTGGGTGGGTGTTCGAGATGGACGCGGCCCAGTTGGACCAGGAAGCAATCGGCCAGGCGTTCGGTGAGTACGCCAAGGGTGCCTTGCGCGGCGCTGGATCGTTCAACGGGGAGATGGATCACAGCCGCGTAGTAGGGGAGCAGAGCGGCCTAGGAATGCTCCGGCTAATGTTGCTCACCAGCCAGGGAAGCAAGGCCCGAGCGCGGTTCCAGCTGGTGGACCAGCGCAACAGCAACGTGGCCACCCACGTGCGAGAGCGGATCTTCTACGAAACCGACATCCTGCTGGGCAAGACGGCAGTGAACACCAGCGCCACCGATGTGATCCTGATCTCGGCGCAGTTCGTGGCGACCGGCCAGATCAGGCTGGCAAAGGAGGCTCCATAGCCTGAGGGCAGGAATCGAGCCGGCGTAACCAGATGAGCCAGCTGCAGCGGGCAGGGCAAAGCGGCGCCCTTGACGTGGCTGCCAGCCAGGCGGATGCAAAGGATCAGATCGCCGTCCTGATCGACATGCTCCGCCAGCTGGGCGGTAATGCCCGGGTGGTGGCGGGTGCGCTTGCGGTTGCTGACCCCCTGAATGCACCGTTCACCCTCTACGTTGATCCGTACATCGGCTCTGACCGGTTCGTTGGCGGCGCCTACAACAGCCACGAAGCCGGCGCAACCGACGAAGAGGTAATCGCGCAGAAGCTGAGGCGAATCGAGCTGCAGCGCCTGGAGTGCGGCTACACCTCGGCGCGGCCGTTCAAGACAATCAACCGCGCCGCAATCGAAGCGGCGATCATCACCAGCAAGAACTGGTACACCTATTCAGACCCACGCGCTCACGTGGACTGCGTGACCATCGTGCTGAGCGGTGGCGTCCACATCGTTCTGAACGACCCCGGCAGCGGCTCCACCAGCCTGGCGAGCTGGGGCACGGCAAAGGACCCGACCCCGGCCGAGCTGATCGCGTTCAACCCCTCCACTGGCGGCGCGCTGTTGCCCCGTGGATGCTCAATGCGCGGGCTGGATCTGCGCAAGACCACCATCCGCCCGAACTGGGTGCCGGCGGTGGCGGATGAGGCCGCGGACTACAGCAACCGGCGGGCTATCTCGAAGATTTCCGGCACGGGATTCTTCTTTGACTTCACGGCCATGGACAAGATCGGGCATACCGAATCTGTCCACCTGCTGGACGTGTTCCATCCCGCCAGCAAGGCAGAGCTCGACACGTTCTACGCCAAGATCCAATCTGCCGTTGGCACTGGCGCCGACCTGGCGAGCGCCTTGCTAACGGCCCGGCCCAGTGAGCACGAGATCGTCGGCCCGATCGATCAGAGCCAGGCGCCCAGCTCGCAGTGGGACACCACCAGGGGCGCCAGCTCGTACATCTTCAACGTGTCGGTCCGCTCCGACCACGGCATGGGCGGGGCGTTCTGGGATGGCAACAAGCTGAGCGGACTGCGCAGCATGGTGTGCGCCAACTTCACCGGCACCAACCAGCAGAAGGATATGCGCTGCTGGCAGGTGTATCAAGGCGGAAACTGGGTAAACCTGGCCAACACTACGGAGGGCTATCAGGCATACATCGATGCAGCGCCCGACAACTTGCGCCGTGATCCTGCACGCCAAACCCGGCACATCTCGGCGATCAACAATGCGTACATCCAGAAGGTTTCGATCTTCGGGATTGGCCAGTCTGAAGTGACGATGGTGGACTCCGGCGGGGAGATCACCGACAACGGCGGCAATTCAACCTTCGGCGGCTGCTCTGCCCTGGCGAAGGGTTACAAGGGCTTCGCCTTCAACAAGGACAAGAACTGGGCGATCGGCCGGGTGCGGGTGCCGCTGAACCTCAGCGAGAAAACCTCCAACATCCGCCGCGTCGAACTGGGCGTGGTAGCTGCCGTAAGCAGCTCGACAATTACCCTAACCAACGGCCTGGCAATCGACCCGAGCAGCGCCACCAACCCTGCAGCGCTGCAGGCTCTGGGTTATTCGTTCGCCTCGGGCACCAGGATCTGGATCGATAACCCTGCTGGCGCTGACTGGCGGGCCACGCTGAGCAGCAGCGCCTGGAGCAGTTCTGCGCCGGCATCGATCGGCATCACCGCCGCCCCGCTGCAGTCGGGCACTAATGAAGCGCCGGGTAATGACGTGGTGGGCCGCCGGGTCTACATCCGCCGCGTAGTGGACACCCGCACTGTGGCCGAGCGGCGCTGCAGCCTAATCCTCAACAACACGGCGAGCGCCAGACTGCCGCAGCGAAATGCAGCGCTCCAGACCGACCCGGCTCGCAGCAACGGCGCGATTGGCCGTGTACTGGCCGGCGGCGGAGAGGAAGTGCTGCTGGTGACCGCATCTGGCACCGGGCCACTGCCTGGCTCGGGTGTACTGCGAACCGGTGAAATCACCATCCGCCGTGGCGCCGCGTCGAAAACCTACGCATCAGGCACGTACTACCGCCAGGGAACGGTGGTAAAACACGCCGGCAAACACTGGCAGGCCACGCGCACATTCACCAGCTCCGGTGCATCGCCCGATCCGGCGTTCTGGGGCGAGACGTTCGTTCACATGCCCTCGGACTTCAACCCTGAGGATTCGATCAGCCAAGAGGCGCCCATCCTGGTGCTCGACACCGACACCAGCGACGTTGACGATTCAACCACCCTGGGTATCAACTGGACCACGATCTGGACCAGCGCTGGCCCTGTGCGAGATCAGTATCGCACCGCCACGGACTACCTGGGCGGGTACGCCTTCCTGCGGGCGCTGGGGTTCGCCGACGCCGCAGCCCACGCCGCTCTAGTGCCGCAAGCTGCCGGCAGTCGTGACCGCGACCCCAGCAGCGCAACAGACTTCCCCACGGCGCCATCTGGTGGTGCTGCGACGGGGCTGGGGAATTGGGCGGTGGAGTTTCGGCGGCCTTCGACGATCAGGCTCTACAACCACCAGTGGGAGTGGGCCGGTTTTGGCAACTACTCCAGGGCCATGCCTGCGGTGCAGGGCGATATGTCGGAGTTCAACAAGTTCACCTACTACTTCACTTCCGCAGCTGGCGGCCGGGTGGTGCCCAAGGGCAGCAACGAAGACGGCTTCGAGGTGACACCCAAGGGCCTCGAAGACATCGCCACGGGGGCCACCATCAGCCCTGAATCACTCGGCGGCCAGACGCTGGACGAGGCGCAAAGGACGGACTTTCCGAACGGCATCCAGGTGGGCAGCACGGCCCAGCTGCAGGACGTGGTGATCACCGGCACCGCCGAGTTCGGCAGCCAAGCACAGGCGAAGACCACCAGGGCTGGCGCGGTGGAGCTGGCCAGCATCGCCCAGCTGACCGAACTGCCTGGCACGGTCGCCAGTTCTGATGCAGCGCTGGAGGGCGCCCCGGAGGTGGTGACGATCGGCGGCCTGAACCGCTGGCGGCAGGCGCAACGGCTGATCAGCGCTGCCACCGGCACGATCACGATCTACGTGCAATCCACGGCGGCAGACCGGACGCTCGATCAGATGTTCGACAGCCCGCCAACCGCGCCGGCCAATCCGATCCCGACCCTGGCGCGGGCGGCGGAGTACGCGAATGCTGTGATCGGCTCGGGCAACCAGACCGCAGAAATCAGGATCGCGCCGGGGCTCTACGACCCGGCGTCAGTGTGGCAGTGCAGCGTGGTGTTCAGGGCCAGCGATCCGACCCAGGCCGGCTGGCCGCTGATCTTCACCGAGACCGGCGACCCAGCCACCGCTGAGACCTGGTTTGACGGCTCGGGCTACGGCAACCTCACCACGCGGGTGAGCTTCCGGGCATTCACGCTGCTGCTGCGCGACAACGCAAGCGCCGGGAATCAGCTGCACGTGAACACTATCGGCCGGCAGATGCGCTGCCAGCGTAGCGTGGACTTCCGTGGCGGGTTCCACTTCCTAGGGGTGCCCGAGCTGATCAAGCTGGTGTCCGATGGCGCGATCACCGCCGCACAATTCATCTCCGGCAGCGTCGCGCTCCCCAGTGGTGCATTCACCACCAACACCACTACAAACGTTGACACGTTCCTGAATCGGCTGAGGATCAGCAATGGCCGCAACCCGTCCTACGACAGCTGGACCACCACACCGGTGCTGCAGCTGGAGGGCAACAGCACGGACGTGGCGGACCTGCGCGGGATCATGTTCGGCCCGGCGCTGCCATCGCACAAGGAATCACTAGGCGCCACCCGTGCCCCGTACATCGCCACCAACGGCCTTGTGCAGCTGCGGTGGAGCAACATCTACCTGCGCGGAAGCGCCACTGTCACCAGTGCCGGTGCTGGCGTGACCAATGCCGTGCCGCTGTCTGGTGACGCGCACTACGGCTCCGCATCTGTTGCCACTCCTTGGACCTGGCGGCAGTTCCATCACACGTTCCTTTCATCGATCACCGATGAGCCCGTGGTGATTGATCAGATGGGCGGCAGGGTCAGTTACCTCCAGGGGACAGCCGATCGCAGCTGGTACCGGAACTCAACTGATACGCGCTATCTGGCGAACCACATTCACCTGCTCACCAGTGCAGGCGCCGAGCCTGCCGACAATGATTCGGGACCCTTCCTGGATCAGTTCATCCATGCAAAACGGAGCCTGACCGTCCGCGAGTCGTTCTTAACTGGATTCTCTGGTTCGTCAACCGGCAACGTGTCGCAGGGCTTTGTCGGCCGGTTTGGCTCCAATGGCTACAACTCCGTCAAGACCCGTGGCGTGCTGCTGGGCAATGAGGGCCTGGTAGATCAGGAGCGCGGCGCAACAGTGTTTCTTGCCGCTGATTCCAGGTTGGGCAGCGGAGCTCCTGACAACACCGCATTAAGTATCTTCAAGGTGGCAGGACTGGCAATCAATCAGACCACGCAGATCCTGCCTAAGTACGTCCCTAGCTCTGCCACCTTCGGCGCACCAAACCCGGTCGGCGGCACCGGCAAGGAATACAACCCCGTGATCACCGCCGCCGCTCTGGATCAGGCAAATGGCACGTTCTTCCTGAACATGGCGCTGAGGTCCTACGTGCGGGGGATCAGCCCCGAACATGGCTTCAACATCACCCCTAACGTTGTACTCTGATGACTCTCCCCTCCGATCCTGCCTACATCCCTGCCACCACTGATGATCGGGTGCTGGCGTGTGAGTTGTATCAGTGGCTGCTCAGCATGAACACAGACCCCTACGCATCGCACAGCTACGACCCTGGGCTGATCAAGGCGATAGAGGAGTGTGCGATGAGCAAGGCCTCCGCAGACTGAGGCAGATCCGCTCCGCACCAGTGGGACCCGAGCTCATTCTTACCGCTCTTGGCCTCTGCGGCGCAGGGGTCACAGCTCTCTGGAAGATCGCCAACGGCCTAGGCAGATTTGAGGCCCGCACCACCACCATCCTTGGGGGGATTCAAGAGATGCTCAGAGACCACGAAGAGCGGATTAGGGACGTGGAGCGGCGGGCGGAGGCGGGGCGATGAAACCCGGCATGACCCGCCAAGCACCCGCGTGGCTAGGAGGCGTGACGGCCGGCCTGGCGATCGTCGGCGGCGTTGGTTACATCATTGATTGCCGCGTGGCGGGCGAGGAATTGGACAGCTGCTGGATGACCGGCCACAGCATGATCACCCGCGCCTCTGACCTGGCCCTGGGCGCGGCTGCGGGCGGGGTGGTCGGGTACTGGACCAAGAACCCCGCCCTGCACCGCCGCGAAGACAACGCCCCACCCGGCGCCCGGCGCCTCCCCACTGACCCCGACGCATGAGCAAGATCCACCCTACCGCCGATCTTTTCCTCGGCCTGTTGGCCTGGCTGTTCACCACAGGGTTCACCGAGCTGGTGGTGAAGCCCGCCTGGCGCCGGCTCTACCGCCGCGCTGATCAATCCCTTTCCGACCGCTTGCCTGATCTGAAATGACTTTCGCCACCTTTCGCGCCGCTTTTGAGCACGCCATCCGCCAAGGCCATTTGACGCCGCATCAGCTGGCCGCATTGGAAGCGCACTGGGAACGGCAGACTGATAAGCAAAAGCAGGAGTTTACTGAAGACTGGCGGGCACAGGGGAGCCCTGCAGCGCCGGCTCCGGTGGCTGAGCTGGTGACGATGGCTCAGGCCACGGCGGTGTTCACCAGGTCGCCCAGCGCGTCGCAGCTGGCGGACCTGAACTCCTGCCTGCGGAGATTCGCGATCAACACCCCGGCGAGGATCCGGCACTTCCTGGCCCAGGTCGGTCATGAATCCGGCGGCCTGCGGTGGGTGCTGGAGCTCGCCAGCGGCGACGCCTACGAAGGCCGGCAGGACCTGGGCAACACCCGCACCGGTGACGGTCGCCGGTTCAAGGGCGCCGGGGCGATCCAGCTCACCGGCAGATACAACTACCAGCGCTTCGCCGACTACATCAAAGACCCCGACGTGATGGACGGGGCGGCCTACGTGTCGATCCGGTATCCGTTCACCTCCGCCGGATTCTGGTGGCACCTGAACGCGATCAATGCGTTCGTGGATCAGGGCGCCAGCTGCCGGCAGGTGTCGGCGAAGGTCAACGGCCGCGACCCCGCCAACGGCTTGGCGGATCGGGAGGCCTACTTCGCCCGGGCAGTGGCGGCGATCTCGCTGGCTGGGCGGCCGGCGGTGCAGCTGCAGCAGCAGGGCGGCCACGGCAACCCGCTGCAGGTGCCCTGGTACGCGCAGATGGACAGCGCCGACCGGGCCCAGGCGGCGCGGATGTGTTTCAGCTCCAGCTGCGCCATGCTGCTGCAGTACCTCAAGCCCGAGACCCTCGCCGGCCCGAACGGCGACGATCAGTATCTGAAGCGGGTCCAGCAGTACGGCGACACCACCGACCCCACCGCGCAGATTCGGGCGCTGTCGAGCTTCGGGATCCGGGCGAAGTTCACCAAGGTGGCCGGGTTCGCCGACCTGGAGCAGCAGATCAACTGCGGCGTGCCCGTGCCGGTCGGGTTCCTGCATCGAGGCCCGGTGTCGGCACCCTCCGGCGGCGGCCATTGGCTAATCGTGGTGGGCTACACGAGGGATCACCTAATCGTGCATGATCCGTTCGGTGAGGCTGATCTGGTGAGCGGCGCCACCCTGGGCGGCGTGGCGCGGTTTATGAAGTACAGCCGGCGGAACTTCGGCCCGCGGTGGATGGTGGAAGGCGCGAATACGGGATGGGCAGTCATCGCTGACCGCTGATGCCCTTCGATCACCTGATCGACGAAACCCAGCTCCAGCCCAAGAAAATCACCAAGGCCCGCTTCAGGCGGCGGATCTTCGCCGAATGGAACCACGCCTGCGCGTACTGCACCGACCCGGCGGACACCCTTGACCACGTACTGGCCCGCTCCTGTGGTGGGCTGACGGTGGCTGAGAACCTGGTGCCCGCCTGCCAACGCTGCAACGGGGCCAAGGGCTCTGCCGACTGGCGGGAGTGGTTCAAGGCCCAGGCCTGGCACTGCGTACATCGTGCAGCGCGAATTGATGGGTGGATTGGTAGTAGTCCGCACACTGAGGGTAAGCCTCAAGCGTCCCCGTCGTGATCACCCCCTAAAGCGATGACGACCGAACGCACCTATCAATGTCGCCGGTCAAAGGCTTGCAAGGCGTGGATTCCTGAATCGTCGGTTGAGTGGGTTGAACAGTCGAGCCAGCGGCGGCCTTTATGCAAGCCGGGGTGCTGCCCGAACGGCAAGCGAAGCGATACGGCTGAAGATCTGCTGGCACTGCAGCTTGAGGCTCGGCGGCTGCGGGCAGAAACACGGGATGCCAAGGCCAGCGCAGAGAGGGCCCTGGCCAAATTGGAGGCGGTGCGGGATGCGCTGACGGTGGCGCTTGAGATCAAAGACATTTTTGATCAGGGCGTCATCACCCCGCCAGAGGATTCACAGAAGGATGAGGCGGTGCCGATCCTGCTGCTGTCTGATCTGCACTGCGGGCAGATCGTCAAACCGTCATCCGTCAACGGGCTCAATGAGTTCAACCCCGAGATATTCGACGACCGGCTAGATGCTGTGTTCCGCAATGCGCTGAAGGTGATCAACGGGCAGCGGAGCACAGCAGTGGTGCGCGAGGCGGTGGTGTGGCTGGGTGGCGATCTGATCGAAGGGGAGCTGCACGGTGATGCGGTGCAGAATCAGACGCTCACCACGACGCAGCAGATCGTCAGGTGTGAGCGGGCGATCGTGCGGGGCCTGGACTACCTGCTGCAGCATTCCGATCTGGAGAGGATCCTGATCCCCTGCAACGTGGGCAACCACGGGCGAAACACCAAGAAGCAGCAGAGCAGCGCCACCGAGAACAGCTACGAACACCTGGCGTACTGCTCAATGCGCCGGCACTACCGGGATGAGCCACGGCTGCAGTGGTTCATTGCCGATGCTGACTGCCTCTACCTGGACGTGTACGGCAAGCGGTTGCGGTTCATGCATGGTGATCGGGTGCGTTATATAGGTGGCGCTGCGGGCCCAATGTGGAACGTGGACAAATATGTAAAGGATCTTGATCAGACGCTAGCGGCACACCATACTTTCCATGGCCATTTTCATACGCTTAGCTTCGGATCAAGGGCCACAGGCAATGGCAGCCTGCCAGGATGCGCACCCTACGGCCTGCAAAGCGGCTACCGGATTGAGCGCCCGCAGCAGGGGATGCGATTTTTGCACAGCGACAAGGGCTTTGCCGGATCGTTCCCGATCTTCACCGAGTGAGCGCCTAGGGCGTCGGGATCCCCCGGCTGGCAAGCATCATTCTGAGCACCGCGATAGCTCGCTCCCCTGAGTAGCACCTGACCCGCTTGCCCATCCCCACCACGACCCAGCAGACGCCGCCGTTGGTATCGGTTCCTACTGTGACGTAGGGCCGATCGTCGCCAGACTGGGGGATCACTGCAGCGGCTGTCATGCTCGGCCTGAATCTTTGCCTCAGTCTGTCGCGTCAGGCCATGATGGCTGATCACCGGCAGAGGGCCGCCAGGCTCAGCCGTGATGAGCTGTTGCAGTGGTGCGACGAGCTGATCCAGCGCTGCCACCAGCAAGAGCACCTGATTCTGGAGCTGCAGCGGTGCGCTGCCAACCTGATGGTGCAGAGCGCCCTAGACGGCGCCCCGGCGTTCGGCGCTGTGAGCGATGAGCACCGGCAGATGGCCCGCGAGGTGCTGGAGGCAGGCCCTGAGCGCCCTGAGGGCTGGGTGCGGCGTGTGATGCGCCCTCACCTGCTGCGGGCCGCCAGGCTGGGTCGCGATGAGCTGGCGCTACGGATGCTGGGCTAGTGAGCCGGGAGGACGTTCAGCGGCTGGTGGCCGCGGCGATCCGTGAGCATGAGCTCAGGGTGGCGCTCTGGTCGGGGCTGCTGGGCGCGGCGTTGATGGCTGGCACGTGGCACGCGATCTGGCTGTGTCGGTGACGATTCGTGAACTGGCCCGGTGATGGGTTGTCAGGGTGTGCCCCACGGGTTACAGTGATGGCATCGGGAGGGAAGCCTCCTCCGGGGCTCCGGCCCCTGGCCCACGGGGAGCCTGCCAGATCGTCGGCATTCCCCGCACACCACTCCACCGCCACTCGCCAGCTATGACCAACGCAATCGGCATCATCCGCCCCTTCACTACAGACGATGACGCAGCGCTGACTGCATCTGCCCTGCGCTTTGCTGAGCGCCATCGCCTCAAGCTCGACATGCAAGGCCGTCCGTGGCAGGAATTGCAGCTGGAGCTATGGGCACTTCCCGCCACATGGTCAGAAACGACGCAACTGCGCCGGCTCTGGCAGGCCTGTCTGTGCCGGGCCCTCCGCGTGCCTGTTTCCGCCGACATCACCGTGGCCTACGGCTACGTCGGCTACCGCGCCGCCTGACCACCCCACGGCCCGCCGGAGCCTATCCGACAGGCATCCACTCGCCACTATCGCCATGTATCCACTGACCACCACCACCAGCCGCCTTGATGCGTGTGGACCCTGCGGACAAGGCAGATCCATCCGATTCCGGCTCGGAACTGAGCCCAGTGATCAGCTGATCAGCTACGAGCAACTGCTAGACACGCTCGGGCTTAACGATGCCCTTTGGTGTTGTCGCGCTGAGCCCTCCCACTCACCGATCTGGCGCAGGTACGCCGTTTGGTGTGCGCGCAGAGTGCAGCACTTCTTAGTTGATCAGCGCTTAATAAACGCGCTCGATGTGGCCGAGCGCCACGCTAGCGGCAACGCAAGCGATGAAGAACTGGCCGCAGCCGAAGCAGCTACATGGGCTGCAGGGGGTGCTGTGTGGACGGCCCCCGCGCGAACGGCCGCCATGCGGAACGCCGCATGGGCCGCACAGGCCGCCAGCGTGGCGTCTTACGTTGCATGGGAAACCGCGCGGACAGATGCGCTGGAAGAGGACCCTTCAAGCGCCGAATGGGAGGACTGGCGGGCATTCTGGGATGCTCAAGCCGCCGCCTTCCGCCAGCTGGTTACAACCGGCACGCTGCCCTGAACCACGGCCCGCCGGAGCCTATCCGGCGCCTATCCCACTCGCCACTGTTTCCATGGAAAACCTTCCAAAGTATCTCATTACTGCTTGCAACATTATAGATGGCAGCTGGGATGGATCATCTACCGATCTAGTCCTGTTTGCTGTTCCGTCCCAAGATTATCCATGCTTGGCACCTGGCGATGTCGTCAGAATTGCGCACGACAAAAACACGGAGCCAAGAACTCAAGCAAGCTCTATTTTTGACTACATAGTGATTTCAATCCAAAAAGAAGAAAGCGAAATACTGCGAATTATGGCAAAACCTAAAAGCTCCCCAGAGCAGTTGCTGCAAGAAACCCTAGGGCGACGTATGCCAGAACCGCCGCAGTTTGAATGGACTCCTAAGCCAACGGCCTATACCAGTCCACTTCCCTCTGCCTAATGCCCCGCCCAACCCACCCCACGGCCCGCCGGAGCCGTCCCCAATCCGGCAGTCATCCACTCGCTATTTACCAGCTATGACCAGCCTCACTCTCCAGCTTGAAAGTGACGCTCTGCGCGAAGCCATTGCTCAGTCCATTATTGGCCAGCTCACTCCTGAAGCCCAGCGTGAGCTACTGGACAAAGCCATTCAGGCCGTTCTTGCGCCTAGCACTAATAGCTATGACCGTGGCAGGTCTCCCTTGCAGCTAGCATTTGAGAATGCTGTCCAACGTGTTGCACAAGAGCAAGCTGTGCGCTTGGTGCAAGAAGATGAAAGCATAAAGGCTAGGCTCCAGCAACTTCTTAGAAATACTGCCGATAAGGTATTAGCGGCTGATACAGAAAAGCTATCAGAGCGCATGGCCGACGCCTTTGTGGCGTCAATGCGAAAGGATTACTAACCCACCCCACGGCCCGCCGGAGCCTATCCGGCAGTCATTCACTCGCCACCACAACCATGACCATCCCCACCCGCGCCGAGCTCCGCGCAGCGTTTGCTGATGCGATGGAGCGTGCCGGCTATGGCCTGATCCTGCCATCGCATGCCCTCGCCATCCGCGCCGCCGTGGAGGTGGTGCTGGGCGATCCGTCCCGTGACGCCACCCGCCCCACCACGGCCCGCCACCGTGCCCAGCTCCTGGCGCTGGCCGATGCGATTCAGGGTGGGGACTAATGCCCCTAACCCCCGCCGACAAAATCGCCCGCCATCGCCTCCGCCTGGCGGGGGACATCCCCGCCCTCCCCACCTGCCCCCAGTGCGGCCGGAGCGTGATCAGCACCCGCACCGCGCCGCTGTGCTCCCAGTGCTGGAAGCAGTCGCCAGAGGGCAAGGAGTGGAACCGAGAGAGGGTGGCGAGGCAGCGAAAACGTGACGATCTGTAAACCGTCCGCCCTGGTGGTTGCCAGGGTGTGCCCCACGGGTTACAGTATGGGCATCGGAGGGAAACACCTTCACCGCCACTCGCCAGCCATGACCGACCTTGAGTTTGACTTCCGCACCCTGACTGATGCTCAGGCCTTCGGCACTGACTACGTGGCCGACGAGCCTGGCAGCTACTTCACCATCGATGAGCGCCCGAATGGCCGCTTCTACGTCAACCTCTTTGAGGAAGACGGCTACCAAATCAACCGCGCAGCTCCCAAGGTCATCTGCACCTCTAGCGTGATAGCACCACGGCCCATGGCTCACGCTCACCTCGGCTGATGCCCCGCCACCGCCAACCACCCGCCCGGCCCCAGCGCCGGGCTTTCTGTAGGCTGCAAACGACAGAGCCCAGGCCCTGATCCGCACGCCTAGCCCATCGTTCGCTTACCACCATGGCCGCTTACACCGTGAACACCGCTGACGCCGTGCGGAACACCACCTTGACCGTTCGGATGCACACACCCGGCGGGTTCTAAGCTCGGCTTTGGCTGGCCACGGCGCTGATGTGGCTGGCGGGACGGGTGATCGGGATGGAGGTGAACTGCGAAGTGATCAAGACAGGCGACTAACCTGCCACCAGCAACACCCGCCAGGCATCTCAGCGATGCCCAAACAGGCGGGTCACTCTTCAGGCGACGGCGGTGGCGTGAACCTGTAATCAGGGATCCAAAGCCAGTCAGTCATGCCGCCGTCGTCGATCAAGACGTTCCTGCCTCGGACATCCAGCACTGTGACCGTGCGCGGTTCATAGATGTAATGCCTGCTCAGCCTGCGAGCCTGAACTTGCCTGCCCTTTAGCTTTCGCAGTTCTGATGCTTTCATGCGGCCAGTTCTATCACCAGCTCCCCCCAGCAGCAGCGACCCGCAGCCGCTCGCTCAGCCTGACCCAGTTCCGAGGGAATCCCCCAACCCTGCGCAGCGCCGGGGATGCGGGCTTCGCCCTTTCGACCGGCACCAGCACCAGCTGATCAGGCCGCTCGCGTTTCCGCCTGCTCCGATCCCTCGGCTCCACCGTCCCCCGTTCCACCGCCACCAAAACCAACTGCACCGACTGCGACGCCAGCGACGCCTGCAGCCGTGCAAGCCGCACCTCAAGCGCCCGTGTCGAAAGCCCCTCCTGCTGGGCCAGCTCGCCCCGGGGGATCTCCACCCCGTCGAGGCCCCAGGCCAGGGACAGCAACCTGCGATCCTGCGGCGCCAGCCTGGCGATCAGGCCCCGCAGCTGCTCCGCCTGCCGCCACCGTTCGCGCTGTTCCTCTTCATCCTCTGGTGTGCGGTCGTAGGTGGCGCACAGGCTGCCCAGCTCCAGCCCGTCGTCCGTCACGACCTGATCCAGCGAGGCCACCGGCCGGCCGTTTTCAATCACCTGCTCCAGCACCCGCAGCGACACGCCCAGCTCTGCGGCGATCTCCGCCTGCGTAGGCGATCGGTTCAGCTCCCGTTCCAGCCGCCGGGTGATGGCGTCCAGCTTCGCCAGGTGCTGGCAGTGGCTGCCGGGGATGGCGATGGCGCGGCCGTGCTGATCAACCCAGCGGTTGATGGCCTGCCGTATCCACCAATAGGCGTAGGTGGAGAATCGGTAGCCCTTCGCCGGATCGAACCGCTCAGCGGCGGTGATCAGGCCCATATTCCCGGCTTGGGTCAGATCCTCGACCCCGTAGGACTTGGCCAGCCGGTGGCAGCGCTTGGAGATGTAGGCGACCACCAGCCGCAGATTCGCCGATACGAACCGATCCCGCGCCCGCATGCCCCGGCGCCGGATGCCTGGCGGGCACGGGTCGGGATGGGTCTGCCACCGCTGGATTGCCGTGCCGAGTTCGATTTCCTCGGCTGGGGAGAGCAGGGGGATGCGCCCGATCGAGTCGAGCCACCAGGACTGGTTGCTGCTGGCCGGCACGGATCGAGTGTGACGATTTGCCCCCATCATAGGGTGCGAAAGGGGAACCGATCCGGTATGGTGTGGGGGCGTTCACCACTCGCTACGACCATGGACGATTTCAAGGACCTGCTCAGGGAGCTTGCCCTAGGCACGGCGGCTATAGTCATCGGCCTAAGCCCCTTGGCAGCCGTTGCCGCGCTCTCCATCTGGCTCCACGCCCATCAGGAGCCCGCCGCCTTCAACCGCTTCACCACCGGCCCCAAGGCCCCCACCTGGGACGCCCTCTGGGTTGAGCTGCGCGTGGAGGCTGGGCAATGAGCAACGCCGAATGGATCACAGACCGTCTGCCGACAGAGGCGGATGGGGATCACATCGGGTCGGTGCATGTGAAGATGCACCCTCGCGGCGGCAGCTTCTGCCGTATTTACTGGAGCCACGTCGCTGCCGGCGCACCATGGCAGCACACCAACCACTGGCAGCCACCTGCTGAACCCCCACCGAACCCGACCGCATCGCCGCGCTGGAGCAGCGGGTGGGGGAGCTGGAAGGTGTCGCTGAGCTGCCGGGTGGCCTCCCCGACCTGGAGCAGCGGGTGGCGGAGTTGGAGCGCGGTGAAGATGCGGTTGGACTGCTCTATTCGCATCTCCAATCTCGGCTAGCGAAGCTAGAAGGAGCCCAAGACGATGGCTCTGCGCCCAAGTGGACGCTCAACCGCATCGCCGCGCTGGAGCAACAACTAAAGGAACACATCAGAGCGCAGTCCGTGCTGGCATCCGCTCTGGTTAAGCGACTGGAAGCGCTGGAGGGCCTTCCGCCCGATGGCGCTATTCCCGAGGGTGGGCGTGGTGTTCCGGGTGGCATCGCCGCGCTGGAGCAACGGGTGGCGGGGCTGGAAGCGCAGATGCGCCCAACCGCTGAGACGTTTGAACAGCCCGAGCTTTCCTATCAGCGTGCCAAGGCAGAGCAGTTGCGGAGCCAAGCCGCACTACTTCTGGCTCAAGCCAATCTGGTCGAGGCCGGCCAATGACTACCCTCTTTCACCTCACCGGCGACGCCCTCCGCCTGCAGCAGCAGATCGACGAGGCCGCCGCCGACCTGTTCAGCGACGACCCCGCCGTGGTGGCCGCGGCCACTGCCACGCTGGAAGGCCTGATCTCCGCCGAGTCCGACAACAAACAGGCCATCCTCGCCAAGGCCGACGCCTGGTGTTGGGTGATCGACTCGCTCCGGGCCCGCCACGCTGCCCGCAAAGCTCGCGCTCAGGCGCTGGCAGAGCTGGCCGCTAGTGATGAGCAGCAGGCCGATGCGCTGCAAGATCGGTTGGTGGCGGCGCTGCAGAAGGCCATCCCTGATGAGACCTCCTATCAGTTGCCCGAGCACAAGCTGGCCAGCCGGAAGTCTACGGTTGTGGTGGTGGACTGCGAGCCGGAGGATCTACCGAAGCTGTATCAGCGCACCAAGATCGAAGCCAACAAGACCGCGATCAAGGACGCGATCAAAACCGCCGTGGCCGCAGCCGTGGCGGTCGCGCCGAGCGACGAAGCCGCCGCCAAGGCCGCTGCTGTTGCCACGGTCAAAACCGTGCCCGGCTGCTCCCTGGTCGAGCGCCGCAGTTGGAGTATCAAATGAAAAGACAAGTTCACGCCGAAAGCGGAAAACCCTTTTGGGTTGGGGCAACACTTGACGCCCACTTTGACCCTTCCATGTTTGAAACAGTCCCTAATCAGCATGACACGAATCGCCGCCAATGGGCATTGCATACAGACGTTGGAAGCCTGACCGTATTGGATCGAATGACAGGGTTTGGCTACCGCGATACTGAAACGGCCTTTAGAGAGCCCAGCGGCTCCTTTTGGCTGGCATCGGGTGATCAAGATGTCCGCCTTTCGGGTGCTGTAACTCTCGGCGAAGCGATTGCATGGGTAAAACAGCGAGCCACTAGCACCTACCAGCCCACAAAAACAGAGAGCTAATGCCCACCCCCACCCCACCCCTCTCCTGTGACGGCGCCCTGTCGGACCTGATCCTTCAGGCCGCCCGCCAGGCGCTGCCGGCACACGTGGACTCCCTGATTGAGCTGCCCGACTGCGGCGAGCGCAACCGCCCGCTCATGCCCCTGCTGGTGGGGCTGATCGATGCGGCGAAGGTCACGGCCAGCGCAATCAACGACAACGCCTGGGACTCGGGCCCAGCGCTGCCCACGGGTCTGGCAGACAGCCTGCTCGCTGAGCTGGAGATTGTTCGCCAGCTCATCACCTCTGCCTGTGACGCTTTCTGAGCCATGTTTACTCACGATACAATGCTTATTATTTCAATGATTTTTTGTGCATCCGTAATTGACAACAAACCATGGAAAACCGCATTGGGCTTAATTTACGGCGTTCTTGCTTTTTTGCACTGACCAATGAATCTCCGCAACCCATGCCTGTATTCACCGGAATCACCCACAAGATCACTTATCGCCGTCCCACCGATGACACAATCCACAAACTTGAATGGAGCTGCCCCAAGGGGTGGGGTCGTACTGCCGTTCGCGAGGCCTTCTACGCTCAGTTCCCCGGCGCCGAGATCCTCAGCATGGAGGAGGCCCCATGCTCCTTCTTCATCTGATCACCGCCTGGCTGCTGTGCTCCGCCAGGCCCAGGCCCGCCGCGCTCAGGCTGCTGCCCAGGCCGCTGCCGGTCGCCGAGCCGTGATCTGCCTGGCGCTGTGCCTGCTGGGCATGGTGGCTGGCGCCGTGGTGCTGGTTCAGGAGGTGGGGATTCAGCAGGTGGAGGTGCGGCGATGAGTCGGACTGAAGCCACATGCCTGATAACCGTCACCCTTCTCTTTGGCTCTGCAGCTTTTGTAGTTGCTTTGTACGGCGATGGTTTTCTTGCAGCTCTGTTTGCCTTGATCTCAGGTATTCCTTTCATTTCCTATTTGATGATTCATCATGACTGATCATCCTGTGAAGCTGCCGCTGGAGCTGTTCACCGAATGGCTAAACGAAGCGATGGCAAAGACATCACTCAATGCCAAGCCTGGGACAGTCGCCGCAATAATGGCCGACAGGGCTGCCCAGTGGGGCTGGGACCAGCGCGAGCATGAAGTGCAGGAGCAAGCGGACCAGGAACTGGAGGCGGTCGAGCACTGGCTGATTACTGGCCCATACGGGGCATCAATCGCTGGATCAGCGCCAACTCTTATTGCCGATCTCCGCGCCGCCATGCGCCCCAAGCCGCCGACGCTGGCGGAGCAGGGGCTGGCGGTGGTCCGCCAGTTGAAAAACCTAGGAAGCGTAGTGGACCTAGAAGGCGCAGAAACCAAGCAGCAACTCAATGTTTTAGAGGAAGCCCTCAACCGCCTCGCCGAACTGGAGGCCCAGCAATGACCGACCTGCTCCCACCCCTGCTGCTGCCGTTGCTGGCCACGCTGCCAGCGATGACCAGCATTCAGATCAGACAAGCGATCTCCAGCGCCAGGCAGCGACCCCCCGCGCCAGCGTCTCCCCACAACGCATCCATGCGGCGGCTAATCAAGGCGCTGAAACTTCATCCGTTGACTGTCTCGGCGGAAATCAGGATCAGCGGCTACAACTGGCCCGAAATGACTGTCGTTCGGATGCTTGCTGAAGATGAAATTGACGGCATCGCCGACTGGATGACGGAAGAACGAATCAATGTGTATCTATTGAAACCGGAGGCCCAGCAATGAAACTCAGATTCCCCCCGACCCGCTACCGCGTTGTGCGGGATGGATGGCTGGGCTATGAAGCTCAGTACAAGGTGTGGTGGTGGCCGTTCTTTAGGCCGTGCGAGCGTGGCGGCAGTGGAGTCGAATGCAACAGCAACTACACGATTGAAAGCGCCCGTCAGCTATGCGCTGATCACGCCAGGCATCGGCGGCATGACGCCGGCCAGGTTGTCGCCCAATTCTCTGCCCGCGAACTGGAGGCCAACCAATGACCTTCACCCCCGGCGACGACGCCTGCCAGTCCGCTGGCGAGGGCATCACCAGGACCAGCGAGCCCGGCGCCAGGTTCTGGCCGGTGCAGATCCACTGGCCCGGCTGCCGGCCGATGCGCTGCACCATCCGCGCCACCTGCAAACGGCAGGCGTACCAGTTCGCTGAGCTGGCATCCTGATGCCAGCTCGATCACCATCCTGTCTCGGAGATCCACACCATGGCTATGAGACTTCCGGCGTTTCTACTCATCATCGTCCATTCGGCATTGATTGCTTTTTGTGTGCACTGGATCAACACTGGAGCAATTGATCCAGTGGCATTCATGTTCCTGGCGATTGTCAACGCCGTCGGGATCGCCTTCAACGTCTTCACCATCGCCAAATAACCATGGCTCTAACCGCCACCCGTACCGCCAACCCCTGGCGATTCAGCCCAGGGGATCACGTCTACATCGCCGGTCGCCCTCAGGAACCGGCGATCATCACCTCAGCCCTTGGCCGCGGCGCCGCCGACTGGCCGCACTACTACCTAGTGGATGCCGATGGTCACGAATGGCTTGTGCCGCAGATTCATTTAAGCAGCTCACCAGTTGTGCCGTGAAGAAAGGCCAGCAGTGCCCAGAGTGCGGCGACCCTTCGTCGTTCTGCATCATTTACAGCCGCATGATTCGTGGGCAGCGCCGCCGGCGTAGGCACTGCAAGTCATGCGGCTTTCTCACGGTTGATCTTGACGGCGAGCCGATACAGGCACCGGGTCGGCCTGGTTGGACACGGCGATTCACCCGGGAGCAGATTGCTCAGATCGTCATGCTGAAAGGCCATCAGACCCAGCGGTTCACGGCGCAGCAGTTCGGCTGCAGTGGTGAGATGGTGCGACAGATTTGGGCCGGGCGGGCCTACAGCGACTGGACCGGGATCAGCTACCGGCCGCCGCTGCGACCCGGCGACCCGTCGTGTGAGCGGTGCCGCGAGTGGCAGGGCCCAGACGCTGAGCACCCCTGCCGCATGGGTTTTCCTGATCCCGTCATCGAGGGCCCCGGGTTCGCTCGGGACTGCGCGTTGTTCCAGGATGCATAGCCAATGACCGACCATGTATTCAGCTGCGGCGGCGGAGTGCAATCCACGGCATGCCTAGCACTGGCGGCTCAGGGCGTCATCCCTTATCGCACCTTCATCTTCGCCAACGTCGGCGACAAAGCCGAAGATCCCCGCACCATCGCCTACGTCGCAGAAGTACTCAAGCCTTGCGCGGCACGGCACGGGATTGAGTGGGTGGAGATCCAGCGTCGCCGACGCGATGGCACGCCAGTTGATCTATACGACGATCTGCGTCGGCCCTTGCGTGCGATCAACATTCCTGTGCGGATGGCTAACGGCTCGCCAGGCAATCGCAACTGCACAGTTGAGTTCAAAATTAAGCCCATTGCCAGATGGATTAAGGCCAACGCGCCGGGCTGCGTGCCAGGAAAGGGCATCAGCACGGATGAGCCGCACCGCGCTACGCCCAGCCGCGAGTCCGACTGCTACAGCAGTGCCTACCCACTGATTGAGCTGGGCTACAGCCGCCAAGACTGCCTGCGGATAGTGGCCGAAGCTGGGCTGCCGCAGCCGCCAAAGTCCAGCTGCTGGTTCTGCCCCTACAAGACCACCGATCAGTGGATCACGATGCGCCGCGAGCGGCCCGAGCTGTTCGCCAGCGCTGCGGGGCTGGAGGATCAGCTCAACGCCAGGCGCAAGGCGATCGGCAAGGATCGGGTTTTCATGTCAGGAGTTGGCGCAAGACGTGGGCAACCGCTGGCCGCTGCAATTCCCGATCAACTTGGGCTGTTCCCTGAATGGATCGACGAGCAGGATGGCTGCGAGTCTGGTTACTGCATGACGTAATTCAATCTGTTCCAGCTATAGCCTAAGCCATGGAGCACCTCCCCACTAGCGAACTGGTCATCCGCAACGGGATTCCCGTTTGGCTGATCCAGGGGTGGGGAGTCGAGGCCGTCAGTGCCAGCCGTCACGCGGCGCTGCGGTCGTTTCGCTGGAAATGCCAACGCCGCGGACTGCAGCTCCCAGCAGGGAGTGAGCAGCCGCGGCGGGGGCCTTCGGAGTGTGATGAGCCGGGGGTGTGATCAGCGCCAATAAGTGACCCCATCATTGCAGCGCCAGCCGATCTTGTCAGGCTCCACTGTCGTAGTGACAACTGTTCCCATTGTGCCATTTGTTGTCATTCCGTAGCCAAGACCAGTTAAAACGTTGCCTCTTATTTGCTCAACCTTGACGCAATCATGGTCGACGGCAAATTGTTTCCATTGCTTTTCTTCTTCAATTG